GCTTAATTACAGCGACTTCATAATGGTCTCCCCCAACCTGCTTACGATCGGGGCTTACAGACTCGTTTATGCGGTCTATATAGTCTTTTAATTGCATTGCTTTATCTCCACTGACGATTTGACTGATTTTGTAGACTGCGACCAAGTTCCACAAGCAGCGCACTGATAGCGTTGATAGGTTCCGGTACTAGAGATCGCAGTGCCTCGTTTCTGCAAGCGAGTCGAAGCACAATTAGGGCAAACATGATCGTCAGCAAAGAGATTATGATTAGGATGAGACTTAATCCAAGGACGCAAAGCGTTATACAACGACTCAAGTAAAACGACATCTTGTATATTATATTGCTCCATCCGCTTCCACGCATCTTTATCTCCGTTCATACATTTAACCCAAAGCTCATGCCCTTCGTGTTCGTGCTTTTTACCGAGATTGAGTCTTTGTGCTACATAATCCAGCTTGTTACTAGGAAACCTAAAGTTGCTACGAACAACACGCAATAGGTCAATTTGTTTATAAGGCGATGGTGGATTAAAACTATGTAGTAAGAATTCCTTGTTAAGAGTAGGAATATCGAACTTAGTACCATTATAGTGAACCACAGCGTCTGCATCGTTGAGAAGACCATGAATGCCTTTTAACATTGTTTTAGGTTTAGATTGATGAACAGAATCGAATGTAACTTCTTCATCACCAAGCCACTTCGCCGCATAGCATAAGACATAAGAAGATTCCATTAATTGATTGATGCTGACGTTTTGCTGCCACAGACCCCAAACATGGGCTGTGTTGGGGCTAGACTCAATATCAAGCAATAGGATTTTCATGACCATTCCTCATCCATTTTATTGAAGTCAAACTCTTCTTGAACTTCACTGTTCTTTCCCAGAAATGCTTCCCATGCGGCTGTAGGAATAGCGTGTTCATATCCACGATCAGACCAATTAGCTGAGTCGCTGATGAACTTCATCTTTTGAGTAATATCGTAGCCATACTTTGCTGAGATAACATCAGCACAGGCTAGGATAATATCAAGCCATGTATGGTCCTCATCAAACTCCATTGTACGGCTTACATTGTCTGAGTTATCGCTTAGACTTACTTGTAGACTTAACATTCTTAATTCCTTTCTTGGGTTCAAACTGCTCATTAAACATACCTAATGTTTGCTTTAACATCTGATTAAAACCAAACTCGATAAAGAAGCAACGCTCTTGTTCAGTCATATCGACCTGAAGTTCAGCGCCACCGTCTTCACGCTCTTTCATCTCTAATACTTTCATTTACTCCTCGCTATCAAATCAAAGAATACTTCTGCATCAACAACAACTAAAGGTTTCTTACCGTTTTGCTTAACAACAGCAACTGGTTCATGGTTGCCGTGTGTCTTTGCTTGTTCATAATAATTGTAAACCGCTACTTTTGCAAGGCTTTTACATTCAAACTGATACGGTATTGCGTCTCTTGCCGCTGGACTTAGCTTGACATCCTCCCCGCCGGCTCCCATTGATGTGCTTACGAGGTCTCCTTGGCGTAGTTGCGGGAACCTTCTTTGCAACTGCTCTACTACCCACTTTTGTAGGTTTCTTCCCTTTGCTTTTGCTGACTGCGGTTTCATTCTTTGTTTCCTCTAACTGTTGAGTCAATATCCACGACTTAGGAATGCTGATACGATTATTGCATTCGTGATCCGATACAGTTCCTGCGACGCAGATTGCATCGTCAGTTTCACCGACAAGAAATCCAACAGTAACGCACTGTGCAATATCTACTTTAGGCTCATCCCAACCTGCATCGGCTTGAGCATCAATCCAAGTGATCTTAATCACCGGACAATCTTGTAACTTCATTTTACTGGCGGCTGCCATACTTGCTTCTCCTCTCTAAGAATCCATAATAAACGAGCATTTTCAAGCACTCTGGCTTCGTCGCCATCGTACGCTTTTAATACAGCTTCGTACATCTCTAATTGTGTATTGCAATCTGCTAACAACTTCTTGGACTTCACCGGACCAATACCGGCTAGTCCAATAATGTTGTCAACTTTATCACCTGTAAGGATCTGAAGGTAAAAGTTACGAATAGCTTCTTCTTCAGTCACGAAGTACTTTTCTTCCTTGACGAAGTTATAATGATTACCACGAATCATGTTAAGGTCTTTGTCAATACTGACAATGATTGTCTCTTCTGGCTCATGGCGATAGGCTTCAATACCAATCGCATCATCTGCTTCCATTCCTTCTATTACTTCAAATCCCCACGCTCTTTCCATGTATTCCCGAAGTAACTGAAAATGATACGGCTTCGGTGCAACACGATTGCCTTTGTAGGGCGCAGTGACAGCAATCTCATTTCTGAAATTACCGCCACCGGTTAAATAACCCCACACTTCATCGATGTTCAATTCTATGTAGAGATTGTCCAAGAATTCAGATAGACGAGCTAACGCAAATTCTGCTGGGTCTCCTTCCGACGCAAAACCAAATCGGTATACAAGAATATCAGCATCGACTAAGGCTTTCATAGTGGAATGTCATCCTCTTCTTCAACGGCTTGGTCAGCGTTGTACACTTGCAAGTCGGTGATGATGATTTTGACTAAAGATGGAGAAACGCCTTTCTTGTTCTTCCAGCTCCACTCGTACGGCTTAATTAACGCAACTGCTTTAGATCCGTTACCGACAGCATCTGTGATCTCATTGCCAGCCTTATCAACAGGCTTGATTTCATAGTTACTCTTGGCGGTAATAAACCAACCCTTCTCAGGCTTGTCTTCACGATTGCGTGGTTCTAAACCAGCATCAGTCAACGCCTTTACAGCATTCTCGCTGAGATTCGTCAAGTCTACTTGGTACTTACCTGACATCTCATTCTTTTTATTAAAGAAAGCCCATTGGACTTCTGCTTCAAACTTCACTGGCTTTTCTAAATTTGCCATAATAACTCCTTGTTATACTGCGGTTAATAAATACAGCTTAGTGATGCCTTCCGGAGAAGGACTTCATTTCATCGATCCCATCCATTGTTTCTTCGACAATGCCATCTGCGGCTGCAATCAAGCAGTCTAGCGTTGTTTCCAAATCAACGGAGGTTCCGATAGAAAAGGTGCGATCAGCGTACAAGGTAATAATGATTTCGCCCTCAACTTCTTTATCTTTTAGTGCGTCTCTTTCCATGTATCACCTATCTTATATTCGCCTGTTAAGGGGCAATTCATCTTAAACTCCAATCCAGCATTCTGTATTGCACGAACACCAGACTGACCTACTTCATCTGCAAACTGCTCAGAAACTTCTACTTGCCATTCATCGTGAACATTAGCCACTAATTTAAATGGTATTTTACGATTTGTCAAGTCTTTATGTAATAATACCAATGCTTTCTTCATGGCTATCGCACCAGCGCCCTGCAGTAGCGTGTTGAGCGCCGAATGCTCCGAGCGAACGAGTAACTTGCGTCCGTCAAGACCGAGTAAGACTCCCCTCTTAGTAAACGCTTCAGATACACGCTCTCTGAGCCTTTCAAGTTTCGGCGTGTTGCGTAGAAAATTATTAATGAGCTTTTGTCCTTCTTTCGATGAGCCTCCAACAATTTTCCCGATCTTGGCAGCTCCTGCGCCATAGAGGAAAGCGTAGATAAAAGTCTTAGCTTGATTCCTCGTTTCAAGCCCTGCCGCTTTTTGATTGGCTGTGTGTATGTCGCCGGAAATAACTTCATTCGTATATTCATTATCGTTCATGTAGTGTGCCAGCATTCGCAATTCTAAACCGCTTGCATCAATGCCAACTAACTTACATCCTTTCTCTACTGTCCAAAGATTACGGCACTCAGGTCCATAGATAGCACCGCTATTAGGCACTTGAGCCATGTTAGGGCTGTGGTGTGTCATACGACCTGTTACAGCCCCATTGGTGATTACTTTGCCATGCACACGACCATCTGGCTGTGTGTGTTCCATCCAGCTTTCGATCTGTGCAATACGCTTTTGTAACATCAAGTATTCTGCGATGGCTTTCGCTTCTGGGAAGTCGAGACCTTCGAGCGTGGTTTCGTCGACGATGACGCTACCTTTTTCGGTGAACTTTTCTGGCTTCCAACCCTTCTCGATGAGCCTTTCTGCGATTTGCTTGCGACTTCCGGGATTGAAGTCTTCCACGATGTCGGAAAGGGGTCTACCGGTTGTTTTATGGGTGCGACCAGAAGTGATCTTGGGAGGAAAAATCCTCTGCATTTCAACAATGATAGCTTCCAGCCTAGTCTTAAATTCAGCCAATAATTGCATAGCAGATTGTTCATTGAACCTAAAACCGTTGCGTTCTTGGATTGCGATGATTGCTTGGACTTCATGCTCTAGCTCCTGTGATTGTGTTGAAAATTCTTGTCGCTTTAATTCAGCTTCAAGGTAGTTATAAATACGATGTAATACTTCTACATCCTGAATACAATACTCCACCATCTCTTCGATGGTCTGCGTCTTTAAATCAAAATCAGTAAACTCACTCTTCTGTATTCCCAACAGGTTCCCTAGGTTTGATAGGCTGTGTCCTCCGTCGAGACTTGGATTTAGTAACCGGCTTAGAACGAGTGTATCTTTGACTCTCTTCAATGTAATCTGACATTTCCATAACTTTTTCAGTAAGTGAAAGTCGAATGCTATCCCATTGTGAGCCACTATCAAACTCGCTGCCTTTATGTATTCCGATAAGTCTTTTGCTTCTTTCCATACTTTTACCTCGTTTGTATCTAAATCCTTTGTAACAACGCACCAAATCTTACTATGATCTAATGTGGTTTCGATGTCGAGTAATAAACGCATAGAATTATCTTACTCTATGTGATAGTGTTTTGTCAACAAATATTAAATTAGAACCACATCGAATAATCGGATCATAGCCAACACCGGTCATTAACGATCTAATATCTTTTTCACTATATGGTTGCAACTCCACACAGATTACCTTAAACGGGTGTAGGCAATAATTGATGCTCTGCAATACTTCGTAATCCATGCCTTCAATATCAATTGTCAGAAAGTCAGGTGTCAATCTATGCTTGAGGATTTGGTCAATTGTGAAGATTGGTAGTTCTTTTACCTCGGTAATGGAGAACTGCGGATAATCCATCACAAATCCCTCAGCTACCTCTTTAACGAAGCTATTTCGCCCTGATTCCTCGTCAATCATGTAGAAATCTTGAAATCCTGATTTAATACCCACACCAACATTAAGGTTAATATCTTGCGGTCTGTGCTTTAGGAATAGCTTATAGAGAACAGGATTTGCTTCAACATTAATACCACGAGAACCAGTGTCATAAAACAGCTTAGTATTACTAATCCGTTCCGGATGGTGCGCTCCCAAATCCAAGTATGAAGGAGTAGCAATACCGAGGTTATGGAAGATAGCCCTAATAACAATATCATCTCCATGTTGAGCATAAGTCGTATCTCCAAATAGTTGATCAGGATGTGCCATTAGTGTCTACTCTGCGTTGCTGTTATCAATTGATGCCTCAGCGCTTGCATTTCCGCCAGCGCCATTGTCAGTTCCGTGTTCAGTTTCACATTCTGGTCTTGTAGTTCCTTGATTTCCTTTTGCAGTTCTTCGACGCACTGTACTCGGTCTTCCGTTGTCCATGTTGTCATTTGATTCCTCCATTTCCATAGGTTGTTCCAATTGAACAGGTTTAGCGGTGGACACTTCCACACCATTTTCTAACTCCTCAATATACTCTTCTAATAACTGAATGTACTGCTTTTGCTTCTCAAGTTCGTCAATACATCCTCGTGCTAATTCAAATACTCTTTTGCTTACATCATCCATCAAGTTTATTTCCGTATGAAAAAAGTAATGGTTTCTTAATTAGAAATGCTTTTTTACTTGCGCTGTCGCCAGTTCCTACAAACTCACGATATTGTAACTTATTTATTAAAATACACTCAACAATTTTCATTGGTTTAATTGAGATCATTTCGTGATCGTCATAAAACACCCAAAAATCAGCTTGTGTAGTTAATAACGCAGACGGTTTATTAAACATTTCAATCTCTACCACAATATTTCCAGTGTCGTTGCTCATTGGATCGTATTTTACTTCCACGCTTTTCTTTAATTCCGGAATCCAAATATCATAACCTTTATAAGCATGAACAAGACTTGCACTTGGATATTTCTTACGAAGTTGTGTCAGAACTAATTCTTCCACTTTTAAACCTCGTTGTAAATCTTCTTTAAAAGTTAAAGCATCCATGAAATCATCCCTGAAATATAAAACATCACAGCAACTAGTTCAACAATCAATAACGGATTGTCCCGTTGCTTCCATCCCGCCCAAGCCCACATCGCACTACCGACAGCACTGAGAATAATGTTTAGCGGATAAATATTAAAACTTGTCAGTGCAATACCGGCTAAGCAAAGACAGGTAGCAAGCCATTTAAAAACTAGCATATTGTGTATCAATTAATTCAACTTGTTCATCGACGAGTTCGTATTCTTCATCTTTAATAGAATCAAGATTATCGTAACAATGTTCTTCAGATTGTCCGTAAGCAGTAACTCGATATGTTTTTGTTACTTGAAATGTTGCCATTATTTCTTTACTCATCATTCCTCCATTTGTCAATAGTTAAGTCTAATGCAGTGCCATCAAGCCATTCCCATGTTGCCATCTTGTTATCGCATATTACCACAATCGGTGCATACGCCCCCGGAGGAACATCCCACGCAGAATTGCGTAGCCAAAGATAGCGTTCAGCGTGATTGAAGATTTCTTTATTATCCTGAATCCGGCTAAAGACATCTTTATTCAATTCACGCAATCGCTCAATCTCATTGCACAGATCAGTGATGATTCTACGGGTAACATGATAATCATCATGCTTTGCGTACTTCAATGCCTTTTCTAATAAATCGTCTTTCATATTGTTTCCTGTATCTCTAACATTCTGCCTGTTGATGGATTGTATAGCAAATCACCAGCACCGCCAGTGTAACCACTAAAGCGATTCTTTAAAACCCTAACATGAGTAGTGTTTCTCTCAGCCATATCTGCAGCTTGTCCATTACGCTCAAGACCGATTACGATGTCAGATAACTGTGCAATCGACCCAGATCCACGCAATTGCGCCAAAGAAGTAACAGCGCCTTCCTCGTGACCTTTGCTTTCAGGACGCTTTAAGTGCGACACGCATAACAGACTAATACCTGTTTCTTGCACCAACATCCGCAAGCGTGTCATAATCGCATCCAAAGCCTTTCGTTCATCCCCAACATCACCCCCGCTAACAATGATACTAATGTGATGATCCAAGACCACATAGCCACAGTTAAGTCCTTTTGCCATGTAACGGACACGATTAACAATGTTATCAAGATTACTACTTCCAAAATGATCAAACAGATAAAGGCGGTCAGTGCCAAGTGTTCGATTAAATCCATCTTTGAGTTCCTCCTCAGTTACATCCACATCAGGTAAGTGGATTGGTTTGTTCAATGCCAAAGACATCAGCGATCTAGCAGTTTTCCTAACGCCTTCCTCTAAGAACATCATCCCGATATTGTCCTCGGTCTTAGAGAGAATATGCCACACAATCTCACGCAAGAACTGTGATTTGCCTAATCCTGATCCCGCCGTAATCATAACTAACTCGCCCTTACGAATGCCATAAGTTAATTTGTTTATACCAGAATAGGGATAATCCACTTCTGCTTTGTCAATCGGTTTAGATACCACATCCCACAGCGTAGAGCCTTGGATGATGCCATCAGGCACATACTGCTCTGATCTCCACCAATCGTCAACGAACTCTTTATCTGCCTTGATCTTGAGATAATCCGATGCGTCTTTGAGTCCTGTTCGCATCTTCATCATCTTGACTTTGCCACCGAATAACTCAGCAACAGACTGCATTGCTTTCTGACCGGCTTCGTCACCATCAAAGCATAAAACAATGTTCTCGAATGAATCAATGTATTCGTATTGTGCTTTACAGTCCCTCAAAGCAGCCGATGCGCCATTGCGAATCGATACCACCGGATACTTAGCGCCCATCATCTGAAACGCTGATAGTGCGTCTAATTCACCCTCGCAGATCGTTAAGAATCTACCGCCTTTAGGGAAACAGTTTTGACCAAATAAGAGCGTAGAGCCA